GGTGAAAACAAAGTTGAAAATATCGTTGGAACAGGTAAGGGTCTCAACTTTTATGCGAGTACCACACCCTCTATGGGTACACCAAAAATGACTATATTGGAATCAAGTAATGTGGGAATAGGTACAAAAACACCAGAAAGTACGTTCCATGTAAATGGATTGACTTCATTCATAAATAATCAAGTCACTAGACGGAACGGGTTTAGTCATTTGGGTACACCTTTGGTAGTCAGTAATGCACAACCTATTACGAGTACTACAGAATTAACATCCGTGTTAGATCTAGCTAGAGAGGGTACTGGTAGTGAGCATGCCGCGAGGGCTACGTTTAAGTTAGGGAAACATGAAAAGAGTTCCGGGACTTCACATACTAGACTTGACATTGTATTGGCAGATGCCGATTACGCAGTGGATACCAGTGTTATGACAATTTTGAGTTCCGGAAAGGTAGGAATTGGCCATACACAGCCGAGTGCTCACCTCGAAGTGGGGTGTGAAGGTATAGCAGATCCTACTGAAAATGGTATACTTGTTCACAACCACACCTCCGGTGATGCTATCATCGCAGCGCAAACTAGTTTGGCGAATGGGAACGCATTCACCTCCTATATACAAACAGATGGTGTAAACCTCAGTGGGTGGTCCACTGGTGTGGCGGGTGCTGATGGTGATTTTAGAATTATAAATAACCACGCAAAAGTATCAAGTAACGCCACAGTTGGTTTATATATTAGTGGATCATCTGGTGATGTAGGTGTAGGCACGGACGCGCCAAGAGGTGAACTTGAAGTTGCGGGTAACGTTGTGATCGGACAACAACTTTCATTCGGTGGTTTGGCGGGTAATGATTTTGGGAATACTCTAATTATAGAGAGGCGTTATACTGCAGGTGATACCAGAAATGAATTAGTTCTCTTTAAGGGTAATGATAATGGTTCAAGTGACAAAGGTCCTGATAGAATTAGACATATCGCGGCTGAACACGTGTTCCAAACATATAGTAGTTCTGAGAAAGACTTTTATGGTTCTGGTCAGATACTGGCTACTATGGACGCGCAAACCAACCGCGCTCTCACTGTCACAGATCTTGGAGCTTCAGGTATAGTTGTAATCGGGGGTAATAGAGATACAGCCTTGAATAGAGAATCGGGTACCAGGTTAGTTGTCAATGGTGATATTGAGTTCGATAGTGGTGGTTCATTCAAATTAACTGGTCTTGAGTTTTCTACAAGCGGTTTAGGTTTCAATATTATTAGGAGTAAACTTGATGGTTCTACACGTCGTCCACTTACATTTGTTCACGAAGTGACTAGTACGAGTGACTCTGAGTTTGCACGATTTGATGCAAATGGTAGATTTGGTTTGGGTATCACGTCACCAACGTCTAACATACATGTGTACGACACAACCCCTGGTGATGTGGATATCATGAAACTCCAGAGTATCGGTAACAATAAACAAACCAATGTACTCCTATACACCAACAATGGTGAAGGTGGTATAATCAGGGGATTCAGTAATATTGAAAATAAAACTACGGGACTCGCTCTAGCTGTATCCAATAATAACACTATTACAACTTGTCTTAACATTGTTAACACAAGTAATGTAGGTGTGGGAACACCATCACCCGCTCGTCAGTTCCATGTGGTTGATCATAGAAATCCAGCTCTTGGTCAAACTGGTACTATGAGAGTAGAGAGTGTATCCTCAAACGCCAGTATAGAACTCACAACCACCGGAGGTAACTCTAACATTTATGCAGACACTACAGGTAATATATATATTCAACCTTCTCAAAGTGTAAGCCCTGTGACATTTTTTAAGGGTTCGGTTGACATTGACGGTGATATAAAAGTATCAGGAACTATAGATTTCAATACTCTTAATGTTGGTGGCGAAGGTGGTGCTGGTCTTGATATTAGTGGTGGTCTAATAAGTAGTTCCGCAGAAGTTACTCGTAAAACATATTCTAAAAAATTTTCAATTGCTGACGGTCTTGCTAAAGATATTCAATTGATTTTTGGTACGGGTGCCTTCTATGCCAAGGTTGTAGCGATGTTGAGAAGAACCGATGGTTCAACGACAAAGGATATAAACACCATGGTTCTTGAAGTCCAAGGAGGTTCTGGTGATGAGGGCACTCCATCCGACATTGACGTAGCTGTGGGTACGAAGAACATCTTCGGTGGCACAAATAGCTTCCCATGGAGTCCAACTGTCACGACTGGTACGAGGGGTATAAATATCACGCCATACAATATTGATGGTACACGTGTATATTCCTTTGATATTTCAGTGGAATTGATGACATCATCTAGTGGTAAACTGTCAAAAATCACACGTGATATTTCAAGTGCGTTTGCCAACCTTGACAATGACAATGGTGGTCAAACAGTTATTACAACTTTTAACTACTAATCAATTTTACCATTTGGGGAAGACCCAAAGGTAGAATCAAACTATTAATTATGCCCTGATGGAATCAGAGACGGCTAAGAAAAGAACGCCGACAATGAAAGCCATGACGACATAATTACACTCACTTTCTTCGAGGCCAGCTTCGGGCTTGACCTCAGCCTTTTTTGTGACGACAGGTTGCTCCTGTCGCACGTGAGGTTCCAGATCCTCCAATGGACAGCAACCTATCATTTATACTTTAGTTAGAGATTAATTTCCGTTTTCTTCTTTCTCCGGGTTCTCTTTGCCTTGGATCCACCAACTGCAACCTCTTTAATCTCACCACCGGTGGATTCTCCTGAAATAGAGACAATGTCAGAGACATCGTCGTCATCCTGATCAAGTGCCGAGGCTGAATTGTTGCTTGGCATGGAGGTGTTCATTGGTGGGGGTGGGGGCATCATCACACCCCCCATGAGGCTGGAAATGTCAATTCCAGGACCCTGCATCTCATATTGGCCAGTACCACCGACAGGTGCTGCATCAGCAGATCCCGAGGGTGCACGAGTTGTGTTTTGAACCGCGGACATCATATTCTTCACGAGATCTGGGTTCTGCTTGAGAACATCGTTCATATTGGGGAGGGCACTCTTGAACATGGAGTTTGTGAGGTGGAACATCATCGCCGAACCACCTAACATCATGATGAGCTTGACCTCTGGAGCAACGTTCACCTTGGATCTATACTTTACGTAAAGCTCTTCGAAGACACCATCATAGTCGTCAACCCCCTCCATCACAGACTCAGACCAACCCTCTAGTTGAATTTCAAATGGGTTGTAGCGTTTATTAAGGAACTCCAATCCAGTGACACAGGCCACAAGCATACGACGAGAGAAACGAACCGACTGTTCAACATCAATACTATATGTAATTCTCTTGACTTCTGTACGAAGTTCTTCAACGTTGGAGTAGGCGTTCAACCTCTTATTGACAGCAAACCCTTTCTTCTCAAGCCGACCCAACTTATTAATGAGGTCCGCCTTCTCTTCATCCACCGAGCTGTATCCCTTGGATGGTGCCTCCTCACTATGGGGTCCTGGACCATCATCAGCATCATCAAAAAACATTGGTTCATCTTCACCGTAATCAATCTCCTCGTCCATCTGTGGTTGGGTAGGAGCCGACTGTTTGTTTGGGTTGACAAAAGCATCCATAGACTCTTGGTGCTGATACTGTTGCATGGGTGGTTTGTTGGCTACAGGGCGACGCACAGGCTGAGGACGAGCAGTAGATATTTCAATCTCATCCATGAGGGCTTGTTCGTCTGCATCCAACTTCATAACATTTGTAGTTCCACGATCAATGACAATTTCTTCGTCCATCTACTCTCTATATGGAAACTATTAATTAACCTTTAACGCATTTTCAAAAAAATATGTATGTACATTATAAATGTACAACCTTAACCGTGCGAACCGAAACGCTCTCATCAGTATTTTCAGCCTGATCGCTGTGATCTTTGTTCTCGGTATTTTCAAAACTACCAGCAAGTATCAGCCTAGACCGATCATCATCAAGGCTATCAACGAGAAGTCTCTCTTTGGCCTCGAGAACCGCCTCGAGTGTGCCCCTGGTCTCACCAGTGAGGGTAGCCCATACACCAAGAGCCTTACTCCAGGTGGCCTCTGTGGTGCCCAAAAGCTCGTCTCTGAGCAAGCGGGTTACGAGATTGAGGATGGAATCGGTGGATCTTTAATCTAAGTTATTATAAATGGCTTTGGTTACTTCTCCCCAAACTATTCCAGATCTTGATTATGAATATCATGTCATAACAGTTGATTCCATTGGTCAAGACAGTGCCAATACTTTTACTTGTCATCTCCAGCAACCCCTAAAAAATGTTGTGCAGGCTAGACTCCTCGCCGCTCACATTCACTCTAACGTTGTCACAGAACACTGCTATGTTTCCATTGAAGAATTGGATACCATCTTTAATGACAGGGCTTCCAATGTTCTCACCGGTCAATCCCATATGAGTATGATTAGGGGTTCTTTCGCAAGTATTGTAACAGATAGCGCAACCCACGAAGAAGGCGACTCCCTCATCAGCTTCAAGGACAACTATCCCATCGTTAGCCAGTATATAAACCCAATCAGAAGAATTGATCGTCTCAGTGTTACGATTAGAAATCAAACCGGTGCTACCATCAAAAACTCCTCGGATGATGGTGCAAACTTTTTAGTTTTTAGATTTGTGTGTAGAAAACCAAACTTGTAATTTTCTCCCTTTAAAGTAGTAATAAACATGTCTTCAGGTATTGTTCAATTAGTGGCAATCGGCGCTCAGGATGAGTACATCATGGGCAACCCGGAGATATCGTTTTTTAATTCCACGTTTAAAAGACACTCCAATTTTTCACAATCCGTCGAGAAGCAGACGATACGCGGAGATGTGAAAAATAATTCAATGTCAAGTGTCCAGATTGAAAAGTCTGGTGATATGCTTGGCTACATCTATATGACTATTGATGATAAAGTTCAAGCTTTAGATACTTCTCGTTGGGATCTTCTCATTGATAAGATTGAACTCCTGATAGGTGGTTCTGTCATTGATACACAAGATTCCATTTTTACCGAAAAGATTGCCATAGATACATTTGCTCAAAATATTTCTAGAAGTGCTCTCGGTACACACCCTGGTGTGAGTGCACGTTCTTACTTTTACCCCCTTCGCTTCTTCTTTTGTGAGGGTCCACAGTGTGCACTCCCCCTCGTGGGACTCAACTATCATAATGTTGAGTTGAGAATTCATTGGGGTGAACAAGCAGCCAACTATAATTTTGAAATGTATGCAAACTACTACTATTTAGATAACGAAGAGAGGGGTAATATGGCTTCCCGAACCCACGATCTTCTGATCACACAGGTACAGAAAAATATCCCATGTGGTGAGACCACACAGGATCTGATATTCAATCACCCAGTTAAATACCTAGCGTCATCGGATACTAGTCTTGATGGTGCTCTCACTTCACCAACAAATAAAATAAAATTAAGCATAAACGGAGTTGAATTAACCAACTATAAATGGGGTAAACCCCACTTCATTGATATTATGAGCTACTATCATACAAACAATGTGACATCTCCAGATTTCTTCCTTTACTGCTTTTGTCTCATGACAAGTTCACTTCAACCCACAGGCACTCTAAACTTCAGTAGAATTGAATCGGCCAAAATCATGAGTGAAAATACACCTATAAATGACCCAATTTATGCAGTGAACTACAATATCCTTCGTATACAAAATGGGATGGCTGGCCTCCTCTACGCAAATTAATTTAGCACCCTATATTAAATGGTCAAGAACTTGCCGACAGTAGAGAGATCTACAAAGATTAGGTTTGGTAAGAATGTCCCAGATTCCACGGATCAGGAGGAAAATACCATTGTCTTCAACGCAAGTAATGTTTCATTTGATGTCAGTAATCCTGGTGCAGTATATTTATCCCCAGTTCGCGAAAGAATTGACTATTCGGATCCAAATGTTGTTCTCCTCATGTATGACAGAATTACCAAAGAAATAACAGAATCTGGTGAATCTGCTACGGATATTATTGAACCATCTTTGGCAAGTGCAACACAATTTGGTAACGTTACTTCAAATACTATCGTTTTTACTGGTTCTGCACTAGATGCACAAAGTATAAGTATTATAACTTCTAATTCAGTTGGTGTAGTAAATACAAGCCCTCAAAATCACACACTCAGTGTTGGTTCTAATCTATATGTACATGACACTGGTTCAAATGTCCTCGTTGTTTCGGGTAATGTTGCGATTCTTAGAGATCTCGTGATTGACGGAAACTTGACTGTAAATGGTGGTACAACAGTAATTATTACAGAAAATCTTTCAGTTGGAGATGCAATCATAGAAATAGGGAGAAACAATACATCGGAAGATACGACCCTTGATTTGGGTCTCCTCATGCACCGTCCAGGTGCACTCTCAAATGTGGTCATTGGTTACCGAGAGGGTACCGACGAATTTGCTTTAGCTTATACAGATGCGAAACCAACTGATAAGACATTTACTCCAAAATTAGATGAAGACATTAATGTGCACGTGTATGGTCTAACCCACGTGGATGCTAACATTTATGCACATGAGGATGTTCTCGTCACCGGTAACGTGTATGTATCTACAAATGTTTCCATCACAGAAGAGTTGACTGTCTCCAACAACGTGTATGCCGATAAAGACCTTGAAGTTGTTGGCAACGTCTATGTAGATGGAAATGTGGTGGCCTACAAGGACTTTACCTTAACTGGTAACGCATATGTATCCGGAAATGTCAGTATCACCGAAGAGTTGACCATATCCAACAATGTATATGCCGATAAGGATCTTGAAGTTGTGGGTAACGTCTACGTAGATGGAAATGTCGTAGCCTATAAAGATTTTACTCTTACTGGTAATGCTTATGTGAGTGGAAATGTTTCAATTACCGAAGAATTGACAATTAGTAACAATGTCTACGCCGACAAGGACCTAGAAGTTATGGGTAATGTTTATGTAGATGGAAATGTTGTAGCCTATAAGGATTTCACCTTAACCGGTAATGCTTATGTGAATGGAAATGTTTCAATTAC